CCACAAACAAAAGAAAAATTGTAAAATATTATTATGCTCCTGGTGTTAACCAACCAGCAGATGTTAAATCTAATTTTAGAATATTAAACATTCCAACCTTTGAAAAGAATGTGAATATTATGGAGAATTTGAGAATAGGAATGTATTCTAGTACAAATTATTTCTTTGATATCCATACACTATCTTTTAGTACTAAAACTTACAAACTAAAAGATAGTTATCCTTTGATGTCTCATACGTCATCATCAAATAAAACACCACAGGTTCCTTTAAAACTTGATGAAAGTCCATCAAGGGTTATGGTTAGGGTATTGGATAATTATACTTTGGATAGTGCATCTGGAACAAAAAATAATTCCACAGATAATACCTTATATTATCAGGCACAATCAGTTGCAAGATATAATTTAGCATTCTCACAAAAGTTAAATATAACTATACCATTAAATTTAAACCTAACTGTGGGAGATGTAATTGAATTGGACTTTGGAAATATTACAAAAGATGATGCAAAAAAAGGAATAAAGGACACAGAAAAATCTGGTTACTATTTAATTAAAGAACTGTCACATTTGTTTGAAAAAAATCAAGGGTACACAGGACTTAAATTGATTAGAGATTCTTATGGAGCACCACCAGAATGACTACTATTAAAGAGCACATAAAAAGAAACAAGGATGAACTAAATAATCCGATGATATCATCCCAAAGACGTAGACATATAGAAGATGAATTGGATTCCCTTGAAAGGTATCATAACAATCATCCAGAAGATAACTATGATCCAACTACTTTGGAATTGTTTTGTGATACAAATCCCAATGCTCCAGAATGTAGGGTATATGACGTATGATGCTTGAACAATCCTTAATTAATCCCAACTTTTTAGGTAAGGAATCTTTTAGGTGGTTTATTGGAATTACTACTAAACATATAGAACTTAATGCAGAAAGGGGAACATATAAGGCAAAGGTTAGGATTATAGGATATCATCCAGACCTTACTGATATTGTTAAGGATGAAGAACTTCCTTGGGCACATGTTTTAGTTCCTCTTAGTTTGGGAACTGGAGTTGGTGGAAATGCTTGTACTGCAAATTCAAAAGGTGGAGAATTTGTTATTGGATTTTTTGCAGATGGTGATAATGGACAACAACCAATTATTATTGGGGCATTATATGGTGGAGGTGGTCCAGAACATCCTAATAATTTTAGTGAAGGAACCAATAAATTAAGACCATTTAAAGCAGATGTAACTAAAATAAAAAATCCAAATAATAATTCTTCTGAAACTGGAAAAACTTTTAATAAAAGTAAAGCTGGTGTTGCTACTCCTGGAGGTTCAAATCCTAATAATCCAACAGAACCTACCCAAGGAAGTGTTGCAACAAATACTGGAGGACTAGGTAATACTTTTTGTTTAGCAGTACCACCAGTGTGTGATGATTCATCCACTACTTATTCTAGAATATTAAGAGCACTAAGAAATTTTATTAAAGCACTAAGAACAGTTCAACAAGCTCAAAATGAATTTATTAATCCAACTTTAAATACAATTCAAGATATTCCTGGATTGGTACAGGACGTAGTAACTTCAATATCTGATTTGATTAGTAAGTATATGAAGAAGAAAAGAGATTTTATTATAGCAAAAATTCAGAAGTGGTGGAAAGAACAAATAGATAAACTTTTTTCTAAAGAAGTTAAGTTACTTAAACAAATTTTTACTGAAAAAATTGTAGATGAAATTTGGTGTATTTTTTCAAAAATTATCAGCAGTATTAATAAATTTATTTTTGATTTTGTTACCCAATTAGTTGGGGCAGTTACAAGCATACCTCTTTGTGCAGCAGAAGCATTTGTTGGAAGTATTATGACTACATTGAACAATGAAGTTAGTGATGCACTTAAACCAGTACTTGAAGAAATTACTTCAAATATAGGTCCAGTGTTAGGTGAAATTTCTAATTATACTTCCTTAGCATTATCTTATGCAAATCAGGCACTTACATTTTCAAGTTGTGAAAATGCATCTTGTAAACAATCTCTTGATTATGAAATGAATAAAGGATTTATTAATAAAGAAAGTATAGATTGGTATCAAAATGCACTAAACTATCCAAGCACATCAATTACTGAGGGTAAAAAGGCTGCAGAGCAGTGGCTTGGTATTACTGGAGGAAAAAATTCTGATTTGGAATACTCATACTTATCTGCTACCTATGGATATTGTGATGCAATTAACTTAGATTGTGGATTACCTACTATTGAATTCTTTTCGCCAGGTGGTGGTGGTTCTGGTGCAACTGGATTAGCAGTTGTTGATGCACTTGGTCAAATAATGGGAATCAATATTCAAAATTCTGGAACTGGATATTCAACTCCTCCATATGTTTCTGTTCAAGACCCTTGTGATAATGGATCTGGTGCAGTAGCAACTGCAAATATAACTGATGGGCAAGTTACTTCTGTAACCATAGTATCACCAGGTTCTGGGTATCTTGGTCCAAGTTCAATTACTACCCCTTGTACTACAAATCCAGTTGACCAAAGTGGTTCTGAAGTTGTTGGATATATTGTTGGGATTAATATTCTCAATACTGGTGTTGGATATGCATCTACTGATTTGATTACTGATATTGCTTGTAACAGTGATGTTCAGATTTATCCTATTGTAGATACAAGTGGAAGAATTGTTGGAACTAATATTATTAATCCAGGTTCTGCAATCAGAGTGTTCCCAGAATTATCAATAAATACACAAGATGGCGAAGGAGCAATCCTTCAACCAATTTTAAACTTTAAACCTGTTGAACCAGTTTCCTTAGAAACTAATATGAATAAAATTAATAAAGTAGTACTTTGTGCTGAAGATCATGGCGGATAATCAAGGATCACAGGGGTATGTTCCCCCTCAAACAGGTTATGTATTAAATGATGCTGCTGATGGTACAATTTTCATTGGGTCAGATGAAAAAGTAAAGGGAATAAAAAGACCCAGACAGATTGAACTTCATTCAACTTCAAATGCTTGTATAAAGTTATATAAGGATGGTGGATTTGAAATTAGAGGTCAATCCACAGGAACATCTGCTGATAATATTATTAGTGAATGTAAAGATGGATTAGCAGTTAGTGCAAAAAATATTAGATTAGATGCTGGTAATGGTGAAATAACACTTGCAGCAAGGTCAGTTAGATTTGAATCTACTGGAACTGATCAAGATTTTGTGCTTAGATCTAATGGTAATTTAAAAATAGAAGCAGGAGATACTTTAAAACTTGAAGGTTCTGTTGTTGCTATTGGTGCAAGAACAAGAATGGCTATTTTTAGTGGAGGAGGACTTTATATTAATGGAACATCAATTAGCATTAGTGAACCAACTACAAAATTAATCCCAACAAGTCTAGCAGATCTTGAAAAGATTTTAATGAAAACTTTATTTCCAAATTTAATTAGTTAAATTATGTCTCAAATTAATACCATACAAACAGAATCAATTCAAGTAGGATTAGCAGCAGCTCCCCCTATTGCTGGTGTGGATATTTGGCCTTCTATGGATCCAACTGTTCCATTTAGTTTACAAACCTTTGGTCTTAATAATCATTTTGCAATCACCAATCAACTAGGAATTCATAATGGAATTGGTGCTCATGTTATTTCTGGATTAGAAAATTTGTTTGGATTTAAAACTGGTCTTGGGGGGCAAGCAAATGCAGAACCAACCCATAATAGTGCAGCACCAACTTTTGGATTATCTTCTATAAATGGAAATTTAGCAGGAACTTGGAAGTATAATGGATTACCAATACAAACAACATCTGATGTTAAATTAAAAACCAATATAAAACCTCTTGAAAATTCTTTAAATAAAATTTTACAATTAAGAGGTGTAGAGTATGATAGAACTGATTATGAAATTCATCAAATTGGAATGATTGCTCAGGAAGTAGAACAAGTAATACCAGATTTAGTTCAAGAAGATTCTGAAGGAACTAAGGTTCTTCATTATCAAAATCTTACTGCAGTTCTTGTGGAAGCAGTTAAAGAGCAACAAGAGCAAATCAATACGCTCAAGCAGACAGTTCAGGAACTGTCCACCAAACTTGAAAACTGCTGCCCTTGATGCTAGAATGAACAGGTAAGCAACCCCTGTAATCAAATGCAAATCAACCGTGACCAACTGGATGAACTGAAAGGACTGCAAGAAGATACTGCTGCTCATTTCACTGATGGCAACCTTGTAAGTGGAGAAACCTATTGGACATGCGTTGAAGCATTTGCTCAGGCAAAACTAGCAGAACTTCGTGGTGAGTTGGTTTATGAGGGTTGACTTGGTGGTAAGATTTTGATATACTATTAAGGTCCGTGTGAAGGTTTTAGGAGAGTAATACCTCCTTTAAATGTGCTAATTGGGAGAGTAATAACTCTCCCTAAATTTGGGAGCATGGCGTAATTGGTAGCCGCACCAGACTTAAAATCTGTTGGTCGTTAGACCGTGGGAGTTCGACCCTCCCTGCTCCTATTTCAAAATCAACTTTTTATTCCAAAAATACCCCTCGAAAAACTCTGGGTAAAAATTGCCCGTAGGGTTTTTACAACCATTCTGCATTTGCAGGGTCTTGAAGGAAACTTATAATTGTGCTACTAATACCAATAGCAGTATTTACTTGTACTTTTGATTGTTCCAATCCATAATTTTGCAATTCATACTGAGACCTTCCTGCCTTTAAAAAAGTTGCTTTTTCTATTAAGGCATCTCTACTACTTTGTAATCCTGTAATTGTATTTGTTAAGTTTGTAATAGATGTTGCATATCCAGCACATACCCCACCAGTACCAATAGGACCATAATAAACGCCAATTGAAACTTGGGCAATATAATCTTGTGTACCAATGCCAGAATTACTGGTTATTAAAGTTCCATCTATACCAGAAAATGGATTTGGAGCAGTAAATGTATATCCTCTATATCTTAACTGATCTTGATAAACTGTAACTGTACTAAATCCAGGAGGAGATCCTAGAAAAATTCCAGTAGTTCCACAACCTACAGAATTTGCTGCTTGTCCTACTGATAGTATTTGACTTTGTAAATTAGTAATTTGGTCATTAATTTCAATAATTCTATTATCTAATTTTACAATTGGAGGAGTGTAATTTGCTATTACATCTGTTGGACCCCAGATTTTGATTTTATCACTTGCCCCAATTCCTGTAGTAATTGTATATCCAGTTTGAACTGTACTAATCTGGGATAATTGTTGAGTATCTAATGAAAGTTTTTGATTATATAAGTCAAGGAGTGCTTCAGTTTGGGTACTAATTGCCATTATTCAGAAATATTAATAATCCTATTTATTGATAAATAAGACAGAAGAAGTACAAACGAAGGATAATCTGAAATGCCTTTAGCAAGATTAGAGAATTTTTTAAAAAATCTAAATGGTAATACATTATACGTAGATCCTAATGAATTAGATTCTACAGATTCTATTGAGAATAGAGGTAATTCAAAATTACGTCCATTTAAGACTATTCAAAGAGCACTTCTTGAAGCAGCAAGATTTGCATATGTAGGTGGATCAAATAACGACTTATTTGACCAAACTACAATTATGATTGCTCCAGGAACACATTATATTGATAATAGACCTGGATATTATGTAGATGCAAGTAGTAATATTAAAGATATTAATAATTCTTCAAAAAGTATTTCTGAATTTAATATTTTAAGTAACTTTGATCTTACTGATTCTGGAAATGAACTTTATATTTACAATAGTGTAGATGGTGGTGTTATCCTTCCAAAAGGAACATCACTTGTTGCTAGTGATTTAAGAAAAACAAAAATTAGACCCTTATTTGTTCCAGATCCAAATTCTTCAAGTATTGCTAATAGTTCTGTTTTTAAATTAACTGGTTCTTGTTATTTCTTTGGATTTACCATTTATGATGGCGATCCATTAGGTTCTGTTTATAATACATATTCTACAACCAAAGTTACACCTTCATATTCTCACCATAAACTCACTGCATTTGAATATGCAGATGGTGTAAACGATGTAACTAAAAATAGTTCTAATACAGGTCATACTGACCTTGAAATGTATTATTATAAACTTGCACTAGGATTTGGGCAGCAATCTGGAAGAAGTGTAATTGATGGATACCTTAATTTCCAACCAAATATTGATGAATATAGAATTGTTGGTGATTTAGGTGCTGGTGAAGTTGGAATTAGTTCAGTTAAATCTGGTAATGGCGTTAGTGGAACTAATGTTATTACAGTAACTACATCAGCAGACCACGGGTTATCTACATTAACTCCAATTATAATTTCTGGTGTTGGTTCAGTAGAAGGATCTCCAACTACCACTGAATATAATGGCAATTTTATTGTAGCACAAATTTTAAGTACAACCCAATTTACATATCTAACTGCATCAGTCCCATCTGCTACTCTTAACCCAAGTTCTAGTGGGGCAACAGTTAAAGTTATTTCTGATACTGTATCATCATCATCACCATATGTCTTTAATTGTAGCTTAAAGTCAGTCTATGGAATGAATGGTCTTCATGCAGATGGATCTAAAGCCACTGGATTTAGATCTATGGTTACTGCCCAGTTTACTGGAATTTCTTTACAAAAAGATGATAGGGCATTTGTAAGATATGATTCTACTAGTGGAACATATCTAGATCAAACAAGTTTTGGAGTTACTAAGTTTTTACACCAAGATACTGATTCAATCTATCAACCAGATTGGTCTAGTTTCCATATTAAGGCATCAAATGATGCATTTATTCAGTGTGTATCTATTTTTGCTATTGGATATTCAAATCAATTTGTTGCTAATGATGGTGGAGACCAAAGTATTACTAATTCTAATAGTAACTTTGGTGAAAGAGCATTATTTTCTGAGGGATTTAAAAAGGATGCATTCCCCAAAGATGATTATGGATTTGTCACTCATATTATAGCACCAAAAGATGTTTCTATAAATGATCAAAATATTAATACTTATGTAATTGATAAAAACTTACCAAATTCAAGTACCAAAATTTATTTGCAAGGATATGGTGATGTTTTAAATCCTCCAGCGCCTAAAGTAAGAGGATATGCAATTGGAGGAAGGCAAAATGATAAAATTTATTATAGTGATGCTGGTACAGAATATTATGCTGATATAACACCTAATTATCAAGTTAATACAAATATTACTACAATCAACACTTCAACTAATCAATTAACTCTTGCAAGTGTTGCTAATATTTCTACTGGTCTTCCAATTAAGATTGTCTCAAAGAATGCACTTCTTCCTGATGGAATTGAGAATAATCAAACATATTTTGCTCAATATGTTACTGGAAATAATATAAGAATATACAAAAATTTAACTAATTGCAATTCAGATACTGGTGGAACTTTAGCAGTAGATATTCAAAATACTATTGGATTATCTACCAGTAATTTATATGTTGTAAGTAGAGTATCTGATTTAAATGCTGGTGATGTAGGAAGTCCAATCCAATGGGATAGTACTAATAATAATTGGTACATTGCAATTACAATAAATGTTGGATCTCCTACTTTTAGCAGTAATTTATCAAGTTTAACAAGTTCTCCAAATGCATATTTAAAGAGAAGTATTGATACAAGAATATCAAAAGATAAATCTTATAGAATTAGATATGTTGTTCCTAAAGATTCAGTAGGTGCTGCTGTTCCTTCATCTGGATTTATTTTCCAAAAAACAGGAAGAGCATTAAACAGTACTTATGCCCAAGCAAGTAGCACTGATTTATCACCATCAACAGATATTTTTTCAACAGTAAGAAATAAAAATGTTATTGTAGATGCTTGGTATACATCAGGAACAGTAACAGTAGTTACTAAGAATCCACATAATTTAAAAGTTGGAAATAAACTTAGCATTTATAATTTGAAGAGTTCTAATGAACCAGCACCTATTGGTATTGGAACTGGAACTGGATTTAATGGAAGTTTTGTAGTTGCAGGAGTTACAGATGATTTAATATTTACTTATGCAAGTTCTGTTGATCCAGGAACAATTACTGCTGGTGTTTCTACTACAGCAAATTGGTTAACAGTTAGAGATTGTGCACAAACATCATCATTTAGAGTTCCACCTTATACAATCTATGATACAAATAGAAGTAATCTTCCTTACTTTACTTGCGATCAAATTCAAAACCATTATCAAGCATATGATGTACAAGAAATCCAAAGTTATACATCAGGATCTTCTGATGGAATTTATCATATTACATTAGATAGTTTCAAAAATATTCCTACTGTTTCTCCATTCAATACATCTGAATATAAATTGGGACAAAGTTTAGATAATGTTTATCCTAAAATAGATTATGATAATCTAACAGTTGATCCAGATCCTTCTACAACTGTTGCATCAAGAAAAACAGTAGGTATGGTGGAGATTAGTGATCCATACCTAAGTTCAACAAAAGAATCTATTATTGAATATTTTAAAGATTTTGATTTAGGTAAGAAAATTTCACAGATCACTAAATCTGGAAGTAATGTAATAGTTACTACCTCAACAAACCACGGAATAAGTGGTATTACTAGTGTTACTAATGGAACATTAGGATCTGGATATACAAATGGGGATTATTATGATATTCCTCTTTGTGGAGGAACAGGTTCTAATGCTACTGTTAATGTAACTGTATCTGGTGGAACTCCTAGTTCATTTGAAATTGCAAATCCAGGATCTGGATATTCTGTTGGTGATATTTTAACAGTTAAAGGTATTCCAGGATCTACTAATTCCACTACTGTTAGTATTGCCAATGCCTCTGGATTAAACTTTAATTCTACAAGTGCAAATATTATTCAAGTATTAGGTGCTACTAATAGTGGTAATAATGGTACTTTTGCAATTGCATCAGTAACTGCAAATACTATTACATATCAAAATACATCTGGTGTAACTGAATCAACTACAAATGCAGTGCTTGTGATATCTGGAAATACATACCCAATTCAATCTTCGCCAGATGGGTCTGTTTATAATTCAACAACAGGCATTACAACTATTACTACATCATCTACTTATCCACATTCACTTTCTGTTGGCAATAAAGTTGCTTTTGATGTTGCTGGTTTAGGAATTTGTACAGTTACTAGTGTAACTGGAATTACTACATTTACAGTAAAAGGTGATGCAGGTTCTGCAACTAAGGTTTATACTGTTGGATTAATTCCAACAGTAGCAGATACTAATGCCACTAATGAAAATTTAAATATAAGGGAGTTTGTACCTTATACAGGATATACTACTAGATTATCACAAGATATAACTTCTTCTGGCACAACTTTTAGTGTAGATTCTATTAAAGGTCTTAAAAAAGGTGATTTTATCCAGATTGATAGTGAGACTATGCTAATCACTAAAATATCTGGTGGAACATTAACAGTTAATAGAGGAGTATTAGGAACACTAGCCACATCACATTTAATTTATAAATTAGTTAAAACTGTTTCTGTTCTTCCTGTAGAATTGAGAAGACCTTCTATTCTAAGAGCATCTAGCCATACTTTTGAATATACTGGATTTGGTCCAGGCAACTATTCAACTGCTATGCCTACTAACCAAACAAAGGTCTTGAATGATACTGAGATTGGTATTTCTCAGGCACTTCCTAATAGAGGAGGATCAGTTGTTTATACTGGAATGAATAATAAGGGTGAGTATTTCATTGGTAAAAAGAAATTTAATGCATCAACAGGGGAAGAAATACAAACACCAACAACAACTGCAATTATATCTGATTTTGATACATTAACAGTTAATAACCTTATTGTTAATACTAAAATAGATGCATCTACTGCAATAGAAAATGTTAAAACACTTAGTGTTAGTGGTGCTACTACACTTTCAAGTAATCTTAGTGTTAGTGGTATTGCAACTGCTACTACATTTGTAGGAAATGGAACTATTCCAGTTGGTGGAATTATTATGTGGTCTGGAAGTATTGTGTCAATTCCAACTGGATGGGCATTGTGTAATGGATCTAGTGGAACACCAGATTTAAGAAATAAATTTATTGTTGGTGCTGGTAGTACTTATGCAGTAGCAGCAACTGGTGGTTCTGCAGATGCCACTTTGGTTGATCACACTCACACTATTACAGACCCTGGACACAATCATAGTATATCATATGGATCATATGGTGCAGGACTTGGAGGAAATACAAGAATAGGGCAATCTGGTGGTGGACCCATATATACTAATTCTAACACAACAGGAATTACTATTGCCCCTGTTGGTATTGGGTCTACAAATGCAAATCTTCCTCCATATTATGCTCTTGCCTTTATTATGAGAACTTCATAAATAATATTATAAAAGGGGGATAGTGGAACCCAATGGCATCACAAGATAACTATTTTGTAGTCAGAAAAGGCATAGGAGTAGGAACCCAAGCATTATATGCTGATGGAACTACTAGAACTGTTGCTATTGGTAAAACAGTAGGTAATTATCCTCTTGATGTAGTAGGAAAAGTATATTCAAGTGATGCAATTTATGCACAAAATAATATTGGTGTTGGAACAACCTCCAATTACCAACAGTTTGATGTAATAGGTTCTGCATATGTTTCAAATAAGGTAGGTATTGGTACAACAATTCCAACTCAGGCACTGCAAGTTGGAACATCTGTTGTTGTAACTGCAACTGGTTCTGTTGGCGTAGGAACCACAACACCAAGATATAGCGTAGATATTTTTGGAGATGCTAGGGTAACTGGACTTGCTACTATTAATCAGTCATATACTGGTATAGCAACTATTGGTATAGCAAGCATTACCAATGAACGTGTAGGTCTATCAACTATTAGTAGAGCAATCATTGATAATGAAGTTGTAGGTGTATCAACAATTACTACTGCAACCATTAATAATGAACGTGTAGGAATTTCTACAATTGATTATCTTTATGTAACAGGAATCACTACTACTGCACTTCTTGATGTTGGTATTGGTGGTACTATATTAAAAGCTGCTAATTTTGGTATTACCACAGTAGGAGATTTAAATGGCAATTTAATTAAAACCATCAAACCTCTTATTGGAATCAATACAACATCTGCAACAAGAACATTAGATGTTGCTGGTGATGTAAGGATTAGAGGTGAAGTAATAGATTCTAATAATAATGTAGGGTATGCATATTCAGTATTATCTTCTAATGGAAATAATATTTCAGGAAGATTTTTAGATGCTGCTAATTTACTTACAAGAAATAAAGATTTTATTGCTAATGAAGTAGTTGGATTTATTACTAGTACTAATGGTCCTTTTGGTGCTAGTGGTCCTAATTTTGATTATGGTACTGCTGGAATTGCTACTGGTAGAACAAAATGTAAAAGGGATATTGGATATATTATTGATGCAATTGCATTTGATATTTCTAAGGGAGGAAACTCTCAATCAGTAGGTGCTGGTTTATCCTATTATAGTGGAGTAACACTTCAATATCTTAATGATACATCACCACTCCCATCAGGATTTTCTACTGGTTATGTAAAGAAAGCAACAATTGCTGGTTTTTCTAGTGTTGCATATTTAGCACAATATGTAGTTAATAATGCTGTTTTACCTAGATCATATCAATCTGGTATTTCCAGTATCAAACAAATAATTGATACTACAATTGCTGCTGATGGCAATTCTAATACTAGTCCAACTGGATGTGCTAATGTAGTTTCAGCAGTTTATAGTTGTGTTGGTATTGTTACTACCATTATTAATGGTGGTCCTTCTGCTGCACCAAATATTAATAATCCAATTGGTAATTTGGTTTGGAAACCAGCAGGACCAATAATTGCAAATGAATGGTTCGTTAATAAGTATGGTAATGATTATAATGGAGGAAGAGGTCCTGGTGATGCATTCTTAACAATTAAGAAAGCAGCATCAGTAGCACAACCAGGAGATACTATTAAAGTTTTTGCTGGATTGTATGTTGAAGATGGTCCAATTTCATTGAATGAAAGAGTTGCAGTTGTTGGAGAAGATTTAAGAAGAACACAAGTTACTACAAAAGATAAAACTGACCTTTATTATGTAAAGAGAGGTTGTTATATTTCTCAGCAATCATTCATTGGACCAAGCAATCCTGGCAAAGCTATGGTCTCATTCCCAACACAGGGATATGGATATGCTGATGGAACAGAACAAAACTGGCAGTCGCCTTATGTTCAGAACTGTACAAACTTTGTTCCAGATAGTATTGGAATGAGAGTTGATGGTAATAGAGCAGGTGGATTTAAGTCCATGGTTCTTGATGCCTTTACTCAGTACAATCAAAATGGTATTGGTGTTTCTATTACTAACTTTGGATATGCCCAGTTAGTCTCACTGTTTACTATTTGTTGTGATACTGCTGTATTCTGTGATAGTGGTGGTGTTTGTGACCTCAATAACTCCAACTCATCCTTTGGTAACTATGGATTAGTATCAAATGGAGCAACGCCACTTCAATATACAGGGACAGTTACAACTGCTCCAACAGGAGATACAGTAGATAGTTTGGTTATTAATGTTGGTGTTGGAGCATCCCAAGCATTTATTGATACTGCTTCATTATTAAGGTCTAATAAAGATTTTATTGGAGCAGAAGTAGTTGGATTTATTACTAGTACTGCTGGTCCTTTTGGTGCTGCTGGAACATACTTTGATTATGGTGGTTCTACAATAGGTAGAAGTATTTGTAAGAGGGATGCTGGTATTATTGTTGAATCCTTATGTTCTGATCTATTAACTCTTGGAAATGGAAATTCTATTAATGCTGGATTAGCATATAGGGATTCTCCAACAGGAGCATTAACTTATCTTCCAGAAACTTCACCACCTCCAGGAACTTTATCAGTTGGTTATGTAAAACAAGCAGAAATTTCATTAATCAATTATATTGCTGGTATTTCTACATATATTGCAAATAATATAACTGTTCCAAACAGTTATCAAGGATCAATAGGTTCTGTGACACAATATAAAGATTTGAGTAAAACTTATTCAACTAATGCCAAAGCATTTATTACAACTAATGCTGGTATTATTACAAGTATTGTTGGAATTGGAACTACTGCTGCTCCTGCATTAGTTCTTCCAAAAGGACAAAGACCTTATGATGGTCAAATTGCTTATATTGATACTCAATATTATTTTGTAAGTAGTATAGTAATTGATAATGCTGGATATGGATATGATCCAAATATTCCAGTTGAAGTTACAGTAGGTCTTCCATCAAATACAGATTATTTTACTCCAGCAGAAGCAGCAGTATTTGAAACTGATATTAATTCAAATGGAACTATTGCAAATGTAAGTTTGATTGTTTCTGGAACTGGATATGGTTCAACAGCACCAACTGTAACAATTGCAAATCCACCAAGTGTTGGTGTTGGCGTTGGGACCACAGCAACTGCACATGCTGTAATGGAAAAGTACTTCTTTAATCCAGTATCTTCAACTGCAGTTTCTGCTGGTGGAACAAGTACAGTTACTTTTGACCAGTTTATTACTTATCCAGTAAGTGCTGGTGCAACTGTATACTTCTATCAATCTAGTAAAATTATTGCAAGTTCTATTACATTTGAATATATAGGTACAGGGACAACCATCGTAAATGCTATTCCTTCCAAAGGTGCAGTTCCAATTAATGATAACCAAATTGTGGCTACAAATGGAGGTAAAATTCCATTTACAAGCACAGATCAAGGAGGAAACTTTAGAATTAGTGAAGGTATAACTATTAATCAAAATACAGGAACTATTACTGGACAAGCTTTCAGTAAGAGTTTACAAGCACAAGTTACTCCACTCATTATTGCACTTCAACAATAACCTATTATGGCTCAGCAACCCTTAAATACCTACAAAACAGTTGTAGGGGTAGTAAGTACTACAGAACAAGAAATTTATAGAACTAAAACTGGATATACCAGTATTGTTCTATATGCACAAGTTGCTAATACTGGCCTTGGAGTGGGAACTGCAACATTTTATCACCAAAGAGAAACCAGAAGTCAAACTGGTATTACTACTGACAAAACTGAACTATTAAAAGGTGCCCCAATTTATGCAAATGATGCTTTAGTTTTGCTTGATGGAAGATTAGTTTTGGAAAAAACTGCTCTTAAAACTGATAGTATTAAAATGATTGGTATTTCTTCAAGTTTAGCAGGATATCAAGCAAATCAAACTCATATGAAATATACAGTTAGTATATTAGAGACACTTAATCAGTAATAAATAAACTTATACCGGGGGATAGTGGAACCCAAAAATGGCAAAGTATTTAAGTAGAAGAGTAGTTACAACTCCATTATCAAGGTTAACCCCAGATAGATACAATTTTCTAGGGTTAACTCAAGCTGAGCCAAATTTAGGGGATCCATCAAATGGGTTTTCAATTCCAATTGGTGCACAATATCTTTTAATTGGAATTCCTGGAGATAATTTAAGATATTGGACTCCAGTTCCTCCTGGTGTATTAGAATTGGGGATGACAATATATGATGAAGGTAGTCTTGTAGGAACTGCTGGATCTATTACTAAATTAAATTTTGTAGGTCCTGGTGTAAGTGTAGGTGCAACTGTTATTCCTGGATTAGGAATTGCTACTATTACAGTAACTCCTGCAGCTTATGTTCTAGAACCTAGTGATTCAACACCAAGATATATTGGATTTACATCTATAAGATCTGGTGGGATTTCAAGTTCAGTTGAAATTGCTCCAACATCATTAGTTTATATTCCAAGTACCAGAAGAATTGGTATTGGATCCACTCAACCACAATATGGTGCTGATGTTGGTGTAACAACCATTAGAATTTCAGGAGATATTGCAAATTCTCAAAATGATGTAGGTGCTTATAATAAAGTTTTAACTTCACTTGGTCCAGGTCTTGGATTTACCTGGGCATATGCTTCTGGTCCTATTGGACCCCAAGGGCGTATTGGACCACAAGGACCTCAGGGACCACAAGGACCACAAGGACCTATTGGACCACAAGGACCTCAGGGACCTATTGGACCACAAGGACCACAAGGTAATATTGGACCACAAGGACCACAAGGACCTATTGGACCACAAGGTGCACAAGGACCACAGGGTATTCAAGGACCACAAGGACCACAGGGACCACAAGGACCTCTTGGACCACAAGGTGCACAAGGACCTCAGGGACCACAAGGACCACAAGGACCTATTGGACCACAAGGTGCACAAGGACCACAAGGTCTTGCTGGACCACAAGGACCCCAAGGACCTTTTGGACCACAAGGT